TCAGTACTGACATCGGTTTCATCTTGCGCCGCGTTTACCGCTGTTAGCGGATCGCCAGGATCCCCGCGATACGTGATGTAGCCAAAATGACGTGGGTCTTTCGTCAGCAGAGTGTTCAGATCCGCCGCGCCCGAGCCGATAAAATACTCGTGAGGCGTCATTCCATTTTGACGAGCTTCGAACAGTCTTTGAAAAACCTCTCGAAGCACAGGGGCATCCGCCGCTACCGTCTCTTCAGGTATCCGACTTCCAAGCTCCATACGAATAATATCGACACTATCCACAGCCGTGCTGTCCTCCGTGAGAACAGAATCTATTCTGTCATCAATCGCTGTGTTGAACTTGCGGATTATATCCGGATCGGTTGTATCTCTAATTGAGTTGGTGATTACATTCACACGCTGTTGATAGCTTCCGTTGTAACTTGGACTACGGAAGTTAAACACACTCGTAATCGTATCCGCGTCGTTGGCGGCAAGGATCATTTCCGCCACAGGGGCACGAGCATCTAACTCGGATGCTAGGTTGGCAAGCTCCGGGATGTCCACCACGTCTGACCCGCTGCGGTCTATTACGTTTGCGAAGCTGTCAGCGTCAGCGCTCGATTTTTCGGCCTCTTTCAACGCATCATACAACGCACCATCCTGTGCGATAAGCTCCGCGTCCTCCTTCATCTTCGGCGTCAAGAAAGTACGCTGATCAATATCGTTCAGTTTTCTGTAAATGCTTGAGGCTGCCCGGTCTATTTGTCGGAAAAGAGTATAGAACCCTGCGGTTCTAGGTATAGTCGAACGCCCCGTAACCGGATCCATTGTACCCAGAAGTGATCCTTTGTCTTCACGATTTCCAAACGATGGGATACCTTCCCGATCATAGCGTTCCTTTACCTGCTTCGATTTTGTTACAATGTTGTCGATGCTATCGATAAACTGTTGAATGCCTGCCTCATCGAGACCTGCAATATCTTCCGGCAGGTTTCTGGCTTCAAACTCAGGCGCGCGCATCTGACGCAAATTCTTTTCCAACCTGCGTTGAATGTTTAGTAGAGCATTTATAGGATCAGACTCCTGCATGTTTTGGGCAACTACATTGCTGCTCTGTCCTTCTTGGTACACGAGCATTTTGCGGCCAGCAGAATCCTCGATCACTGAATAACGTAAATGTGCAAAGTACCCCGGAACCCCCTTCTGGCCATAAGGAGCATCCACAAACGGCTGACCACCGCTAGCAGACATGCCCGCATGATCCCCAATACCGCCTCTACGGCCCGTGCGAATTCCTGCAATACCCGTTGTACCACTGTCAGTGCGAGCGATAACGCCCGCAGAGTTCGGATTCGACAAGTAAATCTGACCCGTGAACGCCATCCTGTTGGTAGTAGCGTCGGGGTTCAGAATAACATACTCCTCCGGAATCGAGTCCTGCATACCTTGATGCGGCAACCTAGCTCCACGAAACCCAAACAACGCCTGAACCGTGTCTCCGTCGCCCACAACCACGTTCAGCGCACGAACCTGCGGGGCAAGTTCTTCGTACTTTACCTCCAGTGTGCCGCGCATCATCTCGTCAGCGCCATGTGTCTCTAACCACTCAAGGAATCCTGATCCTTTCAAATCGTTGCGAAGAGACTTCTGGTAGGCCGTTGAACCACGGTCCAGGCTCAGTGTCTCAAGGATTTCGGCCTTGGACAGTGGACGATCATCCGGAAGTGAATAAATAAGCTGGCGCAGCGGCGAGTAGTCCGCAATCCGGCCCTCGCGTAGAGGGTCCGTGGTCGAAGCAGCCACACGAACAGAATCAGCATCTGCCACAGGCGCAAATGGTTGAGTGGTGTCAATATCCAGCACACGCTGGTTCAATGCAGTCGTACTCATCAACTGCGAACCCGTGTCCGGATCAGCAGGCGGCAAGTCTACAGTGCCAGTGAACCCTTGTTGTGGGGTGTCTGACACAATCCGGGAAGCGGCCTCCGAGGCCGGTGTCGGCTCTGTTGCTGTCGGCGCGCGCGGGAAGTCCCCCATGTTTCTGCCGCGAATCAAAAACAGCACATCTGCGGCAATGTCATC